CTGGGCCGACAGGATGGTCGTGCCCGATGCACCCGCCGTCAGCGTGACGGTTTGGGTACCGTCGTTGACGTAGTGGCACGATCGCGCCTCGCCAATCTCCCAGTCAGGAAACGCCGATTCCAGGTTCGCCCCGGTGTCTACCGTGAGCGTCCCGGCGCCGGATACCGACGTGTGCACGAGCAGCCGCGCGGCGAGCGTCGCCGCAGGCAGGGTCGCATTCTGCGCGTCTACGTCAACACGGGTCAGGCCTTCGCCGGGCCCGTTGGGGCCGATGCTCGTCACCAGCGCCCCGTTTGCCGCCTTCCGGAACCCCAGCTTTCCGATCCGCCAGTCGCTTTTGATCAGTGTCAGCGCCATCATGTGCCTCCTGTTTTAGGGTGGGCGGTTCCACCGGGCTGATCGCGGCCAGCGCCGCGTAGACTGGCTCACGCCACAGATACCACTCGCGCCTGTCAATCTCTTCCTGGAGCGCGGCGGGGTTCTCGCCCGCCGCGTCCAGTGCCGTGAAAATGGCGCCGCCGTCTGGAGCGGTAAGGTTGTACCGCTCCAGAACGAGGCGGCGCAGCTCGTCCAGCGCCACCATTTAGGTGACGTTGACCGCGCGGAGGTTGGCCGGGGTGCGCTGCACCTTCAGGTCGTGCGTGAACGCGATGCACGTGCCCCCATCGAGCGTGCACTCCACCGCGTTAAACCCGGGCGACAGCTGGTCGGCCCGGATGGTGATCGCCACCATGACCTGGCCCGCGTCGTTCGACTTCGCCCACGCGTCGTCGATGGTCTGCGTCTGCTTGGTCAGGACGCCGCCCGCGCCCGTCCCCGCGTAGAACTCCGTGACGACCGGGAGCGCCTGCTCCGACACCCCGTCGATCGACTCCTTGAACGCGATGGCGGTGTCGCCTCCGTTCTCGGTAATGAGGAACGTGACGGCAGCGGCGTCCCTGAGGGAGATGTGGACGCCCGAGCCGAGGGTGACGGGGATGCCGATGAGCCGCCCGATCGGGGTGCCGGGGTTGCCGGTTGCGGTTCCGCTGTAAGCCATGATGACCTTCCTTCTCCGGGGTGTAACTGCCGGGTCAGTACTGGGGCGGCAGGGAGGGTTTCAATGCTCCCCGCCGCCTGGTCGTTGCTACGAGCGCGCCCCGAGCTTCACAAACGGGGACAGAGTGTCGCCGTTCAGCGGCTGGAACGCGGAGCGAATCCACGAGCGCCCGTCGTTGCGGTTCGTGAGCTTCATGAGCGTCACGTCATTGCTGAACTTCTGGTGCGGCGAGGATTCCAGCGTGCCGCCGGGACGGTCGCCGATGAGGTAGTAGCGGAGATCAAGGAAGGACACGTCCGCGGCAGCGCCGAGCGCAGGCACCTTTTCCGACTCGATGACCGGGCGGCCGAGGATGGTCGGGGTGGGGCCGCTGGAGAGGTTCATCAGCATGACCGGCGCGCCGCCAGTGCCGACCGCGATCGACAACTGCTGAAGCTGCGTGAACGTGGTGGGATTGACGAGCCAGATGGCGTTGCCCTTCGAGGAGGGCACCATGCGGGCGTACATCTTGAGGATGTTGTCCACCACGATCGTCCCGTTCGGCTGGCCGGTCTCCTTCGTGACAGTGATGGCTGCCGGGCTGTTCAGCACGCCCTCGGGGCCGCTTCCGCCGGACACGCCGGTCAGGAAGTCGACATCCTCGGCGAACGCGACCGACTGCGGGAGCGTGGTGCGGATGAACCCGTCGAGCGCGGTCGCGTCAGCGAACAGCTCATTCGGCACTTCGGCGAGCGCGGCCTGCTTGGTGGCGTCCAACTTGACCCGCCCGAACTTCGCCGTGGACTCGGTGATATCCCCGCCCTCCGGCACGCGCGAGACTGTCCAGCCGCCAAACGTCGAGCCCACGTTGGTGGTCCAGTCCACGAACGGGAACAGCATCTGCGGGGTCGGCATCGAGATGACCGTCGCGCGGCTGCGGACGATCGACGACTCCAGCGTGAGCGACCGAATCTCGGAGTCGAACGACTCGGGGATCAGGTACCCGCCCGCCGCGGGGTCGACGCCCGAGTAGGCGTTCATCACGTCATTGATCCGCCCGAGACGGCTGGCCTGCGTGTTGCGGTGCCAGATCTCCTTGGCGAAATCGCCCAGGTTCGCGAACCCGATCGCGTCCATCTGAGCGCTCCACTTGTTACGCGGCAGCACGGGCCGGTCGTCGGCGCCAGACAGGGCCGGGCGATTGATGCCGCCCTTCATGCCGTGCTCGCTGAGCCACGCGTCCATTGCCTCGCGGGTCGCCTTGGCAACCGTGCCGTTGGCCGCTTCGCGGGCCTCGAGGATGTCCGCGATCTGCTGTGGCAGCGCGGGGCGCTCCATTTCGTTGTAGCGGTCCTGGAGCTCCGGGAAGCGCCGGGCCTGGAGCCAGCGCGCGACCTCGTTCGGGTCGCTCAGCATGGCGCGAGCGGTTTCGAGATTGTCGGGCAGGGTCAGTTCATCAGCAGCCATCTAGCGGCCTCCCGTGGGGATGTTGGCGGCCACGAGGCGGCTCAGGTCAGCCGGGATCGGCTTCCTGTACCCGTTGGCCAGGGGCGGAATGAGTGCCGGATCGATGACCGGGGTTTCCGGCGCGGGCTCGGTCGCCTGCGCCGCGATGCGGCCCACGACCACGTTTCGGCTGGCTACACCGACCTCGTCAGCGAGGCCGATATCCACCGCCGCCTGGCCCCGGTAGGTGCTACCGATGCCCCCGTTGGCTCGCATGCGGTCACGCCAAACGGACGGCTCCTCGCCGGTCTTGCCCGCGTAGATGGCCGCGATGTTGTCGGATTCCTCGTCGAGCATGGCCGCGAGCGCACGCATGTCCGCAGCGTTGCCGAGGGCAAGGCCGTGGGCGTCGTGGATCATGATCTGCGCGTGCTTGGCGATGACGACGCGGTCAGCGGCCATCGCCACGAACGATGCGGCGCTTGCCGCCTGCGATTCTACGTAGGCCGTTACCTCGCCGGGATGCCCCTGGATGGCGGCGAACATCGCCAACGCATCGTTGACGTAGCCGCCGGGGCTGTTGATGTGCAGCCGCACGCCCGCGTTCGGGTCGAGCGCCCGCATCTCCTTGACGAAATCGGCGCCAGTCGTGCCCTCGCCCCACGGGTCACCGATGACATCGAAGATGTCCACATCGACCGTTGAGGCGGTGGCATTGAGTACGCGCCATGACAGCTTGGTCGGTTCGCGCTTGCCCATACGGGCATGGTTTCAGGGATGAGCGGCGAGAAACCCACCGCCCCGGACAGTAACGCGGACGGTTATTCCGCCCCGTACGTCTCCCTGTACCGGCGATAGGTGCGATCCGAAATGCCCACACGGGCCGCCACTTGGGCCAGCGTCATACGCGGGTTGGCCCGCCGCACCCGCTCGGCATCCTCGTACGCGGCCCGCGCCGCGGGGTCGGCCAGCAGCGGCGGACGCCCAACACGCGGCATCTGCCCGGACAGCAGCGCCACCATCTCCTCGGCGTCCTCAGCCGAGGTCGCGACTCCCCGCTGTTCGGGCCGCTGGTGCTCCTCCGCGAGGCGAGACACGGGCGTCGGGTAAACGTTGGCCGGGACAAAGAACGTGCCGTCGCCGGGGTCTGGGTCGACGCCGGTCGCCACGCGCGCCTCCTCAAATGACCAGATGCTCGACTGGAAGTTCTTGCGCGCCCGCTCGTGCAGCGCCTCCTCATCCTCCTGGAGTGCGCGGATGTCCGACAGGTCGAACGCCAGCTCGTCGATGCCAGCGAACTCCGGCACGAGCGACAGGTTCAGCACGTCGTCGATGTCGCTCAGGAGCGGGGTCATCACCACATCCCACAACACCTGCCAGTCCTGGCGCTTGTTCGCGTAGCTACTGGATTCGTAGCCGATGAGCAGCCCGATGATGCTGCCGGGGATGCCCCAGATCATCGCGATCCGCGCCTCGTTCAGCGCGTTGATCTCCTTCGGCACCGCGTCGCGCAGTCCCTGGTCCAGGCCGAGCCGCTGATAACTGGAGTCCGTCTCGTCCAGGATCAGCATCTCGTGGTAGCCACCGTACCCGGAGAACGAACGGCGGAACCGCTCGCGGATCTCCTCTTTCGCTTCCGGCGCCAGCTTCTCCTTGACGCTCAGAATCGAGCCGGGGCCGGTTCCGCCGCCTGAGTAGAACTTCGACAGGAACGATCGCATATCCCAATCGACGGCGATGCGCTCCATTGCCGGGGCCAGCGGCGGCATCCCGTAGTGGTCGTCGAGCGGGTGCGGATCTTTGAAGTGCATCACGTCGTCAGCCGGGTACTCCACGCGCTTGCCGTTGACGCGGTACTCGTAGCCGATGACATGCCCGTTGGTGTCGGTGATCACGGACACCCGGTCGGGCCGCAGCCGCCACAACTCCTCTACGTTCCCGAACTGGCCGCGTGCCTTGAACGCGAACGCGTTACCAGCGATAGCCCGGTCCATGACGATGGTGCCCCAGAACTGCCCTCGGCTCGTGCGCGGGTTCGGGTTGTTCACCAGCTTCACGAGCGGGTGGTTCGGGACTTCCTCGATGAACCTGTTCTGGATGAGCGCGGCATCGAGCCGCCGGCTGCCCGCACGGTTGCGGATGCCCAGCGCGCTCATCCGGTCAACCTCGGCGCGCACCGTGGCCCGGTCTCGCCGCGACCGCTTGCCGATGATGCGGGGCTCCTCGGCGCTCCGGGAGAGCAACCGCACGGAGGCGTAAACGATCTCGTTGCCAGCGTAGGCGCTCGCGAAGGTCGCATACGCGCCGCCCGTTGGGCGCGTACTCATCTGCATCCCGGCCCCACCAGTGGAGGTAAGCATGGGAGCCCGGTTCGACGGCTGAGGCCGCGTCACCAGCGCCGACACCGCGCGAAACGCGCCCGCTACGTAGTCGCCCACCGGCCGCCTCCTACCCCGCCAATATGCCGAACACCCGCCACGCCAGGCCCGCAGCCGCGGCCACAGTCGTGGCCGCAGTTATGACCAGCGCCACCGAGGCCACCACGATGACAGCCCCTTGCCCGAGCACCCGGCGATCGTCCGAATCCAGCATATTGCTGCGGCGATTATACACCTTCGCCATCCTCCCTCCTCCTTACGCGAAGAACGCCCCGGCCTGGCGCCTCTTCTGCCGGCGCCTCGATTCCGGGAGCGCGAGGTAGTCCTGCCGCGCACGCCACGCCAGCATCGACGCAGCAGCCCCGTCAACCTTCCGCGCCGAGAACATCGTCTCTTTGCCGAACGTCACCCCGTAGTTGTTCGGGCGCCGTCGCGCGTTGTAGATGTACTGGTTCAGCCGTGGATCGTTGGCGTGCGTCAGCGTGCCCTCGACGATCGCGTCGTGGAACGCCTCCGCCGCCTGCGTCGTCTGCTGTTTCCGGCCGCGCATGTCCCACGCTATGGGGTGGCGGTCGAGCGATCGGGCGCACAGCCGGTCGCCGTACTCCTGCTCCCAGTGGTCCACGTAGGATTCCCACGGGCTCAGGTCGCTGTAGAACCCGACCACGTCGAACTCCGCGAACGCCTTGGCGACGGTGTCGTCGATCTCCTGGCGCGGCACCTCCTCGCCCTCGTACTGCGCCGGGTCCCATACGCCCACCGGCCACAGATGCCCGTCATCCACGCGGCAACCCATGAGCACCGTATGGTCGCCCGTCTTCGAACCATCGAATCCCAGCGTGATGATGGCTCCCGGCTCCACCACCTTCTCCGGGGCGGCACACGCATCCCATTCGTGCGGGGCCAGCCATGCATCCTCGGTCGCCACGACCTGGTTCAGGTAGAACCGCCTGGACGTGGACGGCGGCGTACGCGGGTCGCGGATCTCATCCATGAGCCGCTCGGCATCCAACCAGTGCGAATCGCCCCGCGCGGCCTCGATGCCCGCCCGCAACGAATCATCGTCCGCGAGGTCAGTGTCCGGGGGCGCTTCGAGCGAGTCGTACAGTAACCCTGTCGCCCGGGAGCGGCCGGATGCGATCGCCATGTAGGCGTCGTAGTCGCGCTCGGCGTCCGAGTCCTCGCCGGGGTTGTGGGCGTTCGATATGGCCAGCACCCGCGACGACCCATCGCGCGACTTCGCGGCGTTGCGGGCGATGACCGCCGCCATGGCATGCCCCTCGTTACTGGTCAGCCAGTGGTGCGACTCGTCTTTCACGACGAAGGTGGCCCGACCGCCTTCTAGCGCGCGCGGGGAGCTGGTCA